AAGAATGTGCGTGAATAAACTTCCCATCAATCACAAATCCCATTCTAACTGTACCAAGACCCAACCACTCAATATCCATCCAAAGAATTTGTGCTTTGGAAATATCTAATGTAATACCAGAAACTCCAGTACCATCTAACTTATCAATGTTCCAGTCATCCTGTGCTACCGCAGTTTGAGTTCCAGTGGATAAACTTCTTTCCACAAAATAAGGTGTTGTTCCATTAATCTCAAAATACATTCCATTATCAGCACCAAAATAACCAACTCTCTGTCTTAAGTTTGTTTTTGGTGTAGCAGGAACAAAGGTATTTAAAACAAGTAAAGATTTTCCTGGTTGATATGAGAATGTCTTTGTAGTCTCTCTAATTACCGAGCAACCAGCAGTAGTTCCAATACCAATATTGACTAAACCTTGAGTTGTTGCAAATCCAACTGTAGAACCAGTCCCTACAATCAAACTCTCCCAAAGATTATTGTCTCTGTATCTATGAGAACTATCAAATAGTGTAAGTGGTTGAGATGTTCTGGTTCTTCCAAAAGCATCTGGATTTACACTTACTGGAAATCTATTGTAATCATCTACAACATTACCATCCCTTGTTGCAATCAAAGGCACTTCAAAGAGTGTTCTTTCCTGATTTAGAAAGTCTTGTTCATTCTTATTCCACTGAGCCATTAATCAATCACTCCACGATAGTCTTTCTGGTCTGTATCTTTGTGCGTTTTTAATTGTTAGTGAATTTGGTGTTATTGGATAGATATTATGAACAATTGCTCCAGGATACTCTCCCTGAAGTTGTTCTGCAAGTGCATTTTTATCCATAATATTACCTTCAACTTCAAGGCGATATAATTTACCTTCCCAAACAACATCTGCAAAAAATGATTCAGTTGCTTGCTCTGGTTGAGAAGATCCTACATTTAAGGTGCCGTTAAAGTCTCCGTTGATAGTGATACTCTCTGAAATAAATTGTTGAAAACTTTTCATTTTAGTTACAATTCCAACGACGAAGGGCTTTGTTGATTCTTGAATCTGGGTCTTTTGCAGTTTTTGCTGGAGTCAATTTAGATTTCATCCCAGACATACGCCGACAAAATGCTGCACGACGCTTTGCTCTTTTACCTTTTGGTTTTTTTTCAGTTACTGCGGTTTGTAACTTTGAACCAGGATTCTCACGACGATAGGCATCAACCGCTTTCTGACTTAAACCATCTGTTTTATCTTGACGATTGACTTTTTGCCAGTCTTCCGATAATCCGAAATCTGCTCTCCAGTTTGAATATTCTTCATTTTTTACCATACCGTGAATAAATTTCCCTTTAGTTTGTTTATCGTGCCAAGAAATACTTCTAATCTGACTATTTGCATAATCGGAAGATTGAGATTGTGTTCTTGGTGTGGAACTAAATCTAGTTCTTTTTTTGGTTCCGGGTCTATTTTTTTTCCATTTGAAGTGTGATTTTTTTTCTTCTCTTCTATCTTCAGAAGCAGCTCTTCTCATCTCAGGATCTTGTCCCATAACTTCCTCTGCTCTCATTTCACCACTATCAACATAATCTGCTGCAGAATCAAGATAATCTGCTGCCTTTGTAATTTTTGATTGAACCCAAGCTTTAATATTTCCTTCCCCCTTCATTTTTTTACGAAGTCTCTTTGCCGCAGAAACAATTGTAGAGAGTTCTGAGCGAGCCATTGAATGCTCGTGATCATACTCCTTAGACTCTGGGAAATTTCCTGGATGTGGGGTATTAGGATCATAATCTTTACCTAAAATACTTGGTAAAGAGTACATATCCCAAAACTTTGGTCCATATTTGCACTCACTACGAGTCTCATCTTTTTTACATTTTGGGCAGTATCTAATCATTTCGATTGCCTCAGATTTAGTTCCCCAATTTTTGGCGCCAACTTTACGACACTTAACAAGTGCTCCAGATGCATACGCACTTGGCCAAACATCATATCTTGACCTTACTTTGTGATAACAAGCATCTTTTTTACCACTACCCTTACTTGGTCTATCTTTTTGTGCTTCGTTAAGTTCCATTGCTTCTTTAATTCCTGGTTCTGCTTTGACGTAATTTTTATCTTTTTTACCTTTAGCAAAAGTTGGAACATAGGTTGGACTTGCCCCACCAGTTTTTGCTTGTTGCCCCTTATCTTTTTGTCTTTTTCTTCTAACTGCCGATGCAATCAAAGATTTTCCCTTTTTACCTTTTTTCTTCAATGAAGCAAGTCTTGCACTACTAAAACATTTTGGAGTTTTAGTTTCTCCCGGTTCATTAGCACAGGGAGAACCATCTGCTTGAACCCATCCAGGTTTTCCTTCTTTTGAACGAGAACCTTTAAACCAATGATGAAGAGTTCCTTCGGAAACATCTTTAAATTTTTTATGGTCTTTTTTAGCATCAGATTCCATTTTTTTCAGACGAGTATAATAATCTGGAATTTCATCTAAATGTTGAAGAGCAATATCAGTAGCAAGATCTTTATCTTTTGTATGTTCATGCTCAATTGGTATTCCCATTTCAAGTTGCTTCTTTACAAAAGAAACTTCAAGGCGATGTTTCTTTGCAATTTGCTCAACTGATTTGTGAGATTTTAACTGATGCACAATAATAAAAAAAATTTACTCTTTACTATTTAGAAAACCTTGCTTTAACAATTTAGAGAGTTCTGTAGTCGATCCGACAAATACCGCGTTGTTTGTAACATTGTTAGTTGTTTTTGTAGATTCATCTTCAATATCTTTTACTTTCTTCTGAAGGTCTATAAGTTTATCAGTTACATCTCCAACATTTTTTATAAGTTGTCCCGCAACTTCATATGCTCTTGGAGATGCAGAGTCTCCGGCAAGTTCCATAATTCCATTAATTGCTTCTTGTCCCTTTTCAATTAATGAATAGAGATTAGCTCTAGTGTATTCGTAGTCTTTTTTAATATCATCTGGTTTTATAGGTGAAACCGTTATATCCAAATTTTTTTCATCGCCCTTCACAATACTACTTTCAATATTGAGAGATTGGTCCAATTTATCATAATTATTGTTCATAATCTACTAAATGTCCTGCTGTTGAGTTGGGCTATATGTTTTACTATCGAAGAACATTTCTGTAGTTTCACCAAATCCAAAATCATCATCTGGACCAGCATCAATTGGATCCGGAACAACCGTATAACGCATTTCTCTTTTAGCTGTAGTAGTATCTGTTCCAGAATAGTAATCAACCTGTACTTTACGAATAAGTCCATCTGTGGATTCTGCAATTGGACCAAATAGATAGGTTTTTGCAGTAAAATTAAATGTATAAATTAAAACTCTTCTTGTAGAAAAATCACCCTCATAATCATCAGTGAATGATACGTTATCCAAAACTATTGGTATATCACGTTTTTCTCCAATTGAATCAATTAAATCTACTGTTAAATTAAATGATGGTTGAAAATAAGGTAAAATCTGTTCTACTACTTGTAAAGCATCATCCTGAAGTTTAGACATTAAATTTAATTGAAATCCAATATTATACGGAACTGGCATATAAACTTTTTTTACATTTCCACCATCACAAGCTTTAAATGTTTGTGTAACATTAGATTTTCTTGTTGGATCATATTGAATAGATGTCATTTCAAATGATAATCTAGGTAAAGTTATTGCAATTGGTTTGTTCAATTCTGGTTGCTGCTCAATTCTAGCCAAGAACTTTTGAACGGGACCATATGCTAAAGGAATTTTGATCTGACTAATACTGTCACCAGAAGAATCTTTATGTCTAACATTAATATCATTAAATACTGTTCCAAACGCAATAACAGTTCTTCTAATTATTTCGTGATAAAAATAAGTTCCTAACATTAATAAGTACCAAATGGATTTGACTGTGAAAAATCTATAATTTGATCTGCTTGATCTTGAATTTCTTTATTTTCCCCATATTTATCATAGAGATCCCATTCATTTACAATGGATACTGCATAAGTTGCGGAAGAAGATGATCCGACAATAATTTCTCCGGGATAAAATTCAAAGTTATTTTCTCCAATGTTTGCAAAAGATACTTTTAATATCTTAGTATCATAATCCCACGATTTAACTCTTGCTTGAGTTCCTGAAATAGAACCCGTAATAATCTCATTGAATATATAGGTTCCAAATCCACTTAAAGATGGTGGATTTTCAATAATAATCGATGGAGATTCAGTATACCCTACACCTGGATTAGAAATCCTAATTGCAGAAATTTGATTATTTGTTCCTAAAGAAGCAATTCCGACCGCAGTTTCTCCAACCCCAACAGAACCTACAATTGTTATTAATGGTTTATTTTTATACCCACTACCAACGTTCAACATATTAAATGAAACAATTCCACTATCAACTGTTTCTATAGAACACGTTGCAGCAGCTCCAGATCCTCCGCCCCCAATTATTGTAATAGTTGGTGCTACTGTATATCCAGATCCAGCATTAGTTAAAAGTATTTCTTTAACCGATCTAACTCCACCAAATGATGAAGTTATTGCAACTGCCGTTGCATTTGTTCCTCCTGAAGGAGCAGTAGATATAGAAACTACAGGGGCGCTGGTATATCCATAACCATCATTATTTAAGTAAATCCTTCTTACATATCCAGATCCAATTGTTGCGGATGCTGTCGCAGTCGATCCACTACTGATCAATGTTAATGTTGTAATATATCCTTCATCTTGAACTTGAGTGTCAATCTCATCGATACTAGTGTCAATAACTTCATCCTCATATTCAAACAATTCACATTTTAGTTCATAGACGTATAATTTTCCTAATTGGTAAAATGGTTGTTCATTTTCAACATATTTAACTTCAAATAATCTTTGTCCCAATGGAAAATAAACTAAATCTCCTTCTCTTGGTCTAGTTGATATTTCAATTTCGTTATCGTCACTAGATTCTAAAAATGGGGCAATAAAATCTTCAAATCTTTCTTTTGAAATAACTAGATTTACTTCATCCTTTAAAGTAACCCCAAACTTTGTTAAAATATCTCCTTGTCCAGTATATCCATCGTAATTATTTACATAAGCTTCTATAGCATAATTGTCATCAAATTTTGAAGATGATACTTCTTTAAGAATGCTTTCTTTCCTCACAAATTTTCTTGGGATGTAAATAACTTCCACACCATAAATTTTAAGCTGCTCATTAATTAACTCTTGAATGAGTCTCTGTTCATTTCGAGATCCTTGTAAGAAAAAGGGATTAAGTGCCATTATCCAATAAAATCGTAAGGTGGTAGTTCATAATCCATTGCCATTCTTTGTCTTATGCTTTCAAGTTCTTTTTCAGCATCATCATACATTTCTCTACCATTTAATTCAATTCCTCCAGGAAGTTTTACTCCTCTAAATTTAATTAAATTTTGTCCCCACTGCCTCTTCATTAAAGAAGTTAAATATTTTTTCAAAAAACTATCATTATAAACTTTAGTAAAATCATTTGGATTTAGAATTCTATAACAGTCTATAACAATAAAAGTATCTTTAGATTTTGAATTCCAATCTATATCCAAATATAGTCTATTTTGCCTTTTATTGAATCTGATTTGCTTGTCAGTTGAAAGTAAAAAATCAATATCTTCTAAATAAGTTTTCACCATAGCATACTGTAAAAGTTCAACAGAATTAAAATAATATAAATCATTTAAAAATAATTGGTATTTAATACTCCACATTCCAGCTGAAATAGAACTAGTATCAAATTTAAAAACTTTTTCAATTCCTATAACAGAATCTGGAATTTGAATAAAATTTGAATTCTCATAAAAGTTAAAAGTTGTAGTTCCTACACCAGAAATATTTGTAGTTCCAGTTGTAGTGACAATACCAACACCATTGGTTCCTTGTGCCTTTCCCCTATTTAAATCATCATCAGTAATTTTGTACTTTAAATACATTCTTTCGACACCATCAAAATGTCTTTCTTGAAAATATTGAAGTGCATCATCTACTAAATCATCTATTTGCTCATCGGCTAAATTAATTTCCAAAACAGGAGCACCTAACTTTCTTAGACAATAATCTATTAATTCTTGTCTACTATTTGGTGTTGACATTAATAAACTCCTCCATCTATGACGCTTGACCAGGTAGGAATACCTGAAGAATTAGTTGAAACTATATAGTTAGTCTCAGATATAGATACTGCAGTTGTTCCAGTTGAAACTAATTGATCATTTTGATCAAAATATGCAATTCCATACGTTTCTCCAATAGGATAATATAAAGATTGTCCAACTGTAAGAATTCCACTAATATTTCCATTACGAGCAGTAAATTCATCAAATACTAAATCATCTGAAATATATAAATCACCACCAACATAAAGATCTCCACCTGTCGTTGTAATTCCACCGTTGGCGGCAAGGGTGGAAATTCCAGAAACATAGAGAGTTCCTGATAATGAAGCATCATTGGCAGTAAGATCGTCAAAAACGATATCATCTTGAACGTATAAATCTCCTCCAATATATACGTCATTTTGAAAAGTTGCTAAACCAACAAAAGTTGATACGCCACTTACGCTTATTTGAGTTACGGAGGCAATTCCTCCAATTACATTTTCCGCATTTATTGCATTTTTACCAGCAGACCCAGAAACACTAGAAACAACTTTTATAGCATTTTGTTGTCCGACTCTGACTTTTGTAGCATTTTGTTGTCCGACTCTGACTTTAATATCTGCCATTAGCGGGTAACTCCTTCTCTTACGAGAACCATTCCTTCAATAACTCTATTTTTATATCCTAGTGGATCTGTAACAAGAACATCATATACATATCTTCCAGGTTTTAAGTCTGTAGTTTGGGTAGAACCAAGAGAAACGAGAACCTGTCCCGAAGATGGTGGGTCTACTATTTCTGCATTAAAAGTAGTTGCAGTAGATCCACCTGCCCATTTTCTCATCTGAGATTCTACAGTATATCCGTTCAAATCAAGAGCCGAATTATTTTCGGAAGCTTCTAAGGTAAAAGATTGACTAAAATCGGAACCAGCATTAATAACTAAATTATTTACATATACTGATGCCATGTATTTTTAAAGCTCTACTTCTTATTTATGCTCCAAGAACTCCAAGAGAACTCAAAGAATTAATAACCTCTTGTTGTTTTAAATATAACTTACAATATAATTTTGAAAAGTTTTTTAATTCTTCTAAACTCAATTCGTCTATAAAACGAGAATGTTTTTCGAATTCAAACATTTTATCAATAGTATCAAGTTCTATTTTATTTGGATCCATTTACAATCTCCTTCAATAAAGATTTAATTTCATTTATATCTGCTTTTATTTTATCAATTTCATTTTTTTGAACTTCTCGATTATGTAAACTATTTACATACTGGTTATATGCTTGATTATCAAAATTAATTATAGCACCACTATTTTCATCACGATATAAATTTGGGTGTCCTTGTACTTTAATCATCTGACGGCAATGGTTCTTAAATCTCTAAATCTTGGTGGATTTGCCTGATCTGTACCAGACATAACAATTTTAATTGTATATCCAGTAAAATCTCCAAGATTACCTGCAGTAAATTCATACTCTAAAAATTGTTCTTCTAAACTTGCGGGAACAAATGTATCTGGAAGACCACTATTTTGTGTAGGATCAATAACATCTAAGTATCCATCTTGGTTATTATCAATTGTTAAATTATTATAACCAGGGAATAATTCGAAAGACTGATTAACTTCCGAAGAATCTGGGCGAATTAAACTGTAAAGAACTCTGAAATCTGCAGAAGAAGGTCTATAAGCACTTAAAATAACTTTTAGAGATGTTGCAGGTTGAGATAGTCTTACTGTATTAGAGACATATATTGAAGAATGTGGATCATTTGTAAGCGAATTAACTCTACCATCATTAATATAATCTGAAATCGGATTATTTAAACTATTACTTTGTAAAATTGCAGAACAATTTTTCCAAAAAACTATAGGAGAAAGATTACTATCTGAAGTTGATAGATTTACTTTTAGAAGTAATGATTTACTTCTATTTTGTAACAATGTCCCATTCAGATAAGTTGTTTCATTAATATTTGAACAAACAATTCTTGTTGATGAAAGTTTATTAACAGATCCAATTTCAACATCTTGATATCCTTGATCTTGGAAAGAAATTTCATTACCACTTACACTAGTTCCACTTACTGTTCTTATTTCTGTTGAAATATCAGTTATAGAACTAGGAATAATAGAAGAAATTTGAGGTATTATTGAGTCATATTGAATATTTTGCGTAGCAGTGATTTGATTTCCCCCAACAGAAGACTCTGAATTAAATGATAATTCGGGATAGTTAGGAAATGATCCATCATCATCTCTATCAGTTTTGTTTGTATCAGTATTTCCATTTATATCAAGTTCGGACCTATTAAATTCGAGATAATAAGTATCAATATCTTTAGATACATCACTAATATCGTGAGTTGTATTAATTCTTCTCAGTGAGACTCCAGAGAGTTCATATTTATAAACTGGAGTATCAGAAGTGTGAGATTCTTGTGGTGTTGAATCAATTCCCCTAGTTAATGATAATAATTGATTACCAGAAACATTTTCATACTTAATTATTTCATTCCCAATTTTTACATATCCAGGATTTCCATTACCGGTAGTAACTGGAGCACCTTCAAAAGTTACAAAATTTTCTGTGGAAGCAAGACTAATAACAGTATCAGTAGAACCAACTTGTGTGGTTAATGTTCCTGGTTCAACATCCGATTCTACATTTTTTATAATAACTCTATTATTTGCGGCATACATTCCGTGTTCGAAATGACTAACTTCCATAAAGTTTCCATCATAAATTCCTCCAATAGGAGTTGATGATCTAATTGTTGTTGATGCTAAAGATACTGCTGTTCCCGAGTTATCATAGTAAACAAGTTGATTTCCATAGGATGGGGATGTGCCAAAATTCTTAGATTGAACATTTGATAAGTATAACGTGTCAATTCCATCAATTGAATCTATAGTAATAAGGGCATTTTTTCCAGAACTAGTGGAAACGGTTGATGTAACAATTCCCACAACATCTCCAACGGAATATCCATTTCCGGGAGAAACAATTGTTGCAGATGTTATAGAAGAAGTTCCTATTGATACAGTTGCTATATTTAATTTTAATCCAGACCCACTACCAGTAATTGGATATGTATCTACAGAAGATGTAACACCATAATTAAATCCACCGTTAGTCACACTTACTGTTGAAACTGAACTTCCTGTACCAACAATGTATCCATACTTGTATAGTTCACCACCTGGAGACACCTTCCTTCCAGATGTTAATATTCCTACTAAATTTGTGTTTGTTGAAGGTATCGTTGTAATACCAACACTTATTTTTCTTGGAAGTACTTTAATAGCATTATTAGTAAGTATAGGTACAAATCCATTACTTTCATTAAGAGTTGGATTTTGGAAAAATACACTTCCATTATTTGCAGTAAATCTAGCTTTATAAAGTTTAAACTTCATATCTTCATATTGATCTGCTGTCCAAATAGAACCATTTTGTGATTTGAAGAGACTTCCAATTCCAAATTGTCTAGAATAAATAACACTTGATGCATCTGGAAGAGTAGAAGTATTTACAGTTTTTTCACCCATCTTAGCAATCCAAACCTCATATTGATCTGATTGATCAGAAATAAGTACAACTGCATATTCTAATCCTGGCGAAAGATAAATTGGAGAATCAAATACGACGTGTGTTGCTACGGTAGCATCTCTTGATGTGTTTATTTGATTTGGTCTTAAAGTAACTCTTGAAAGAATTGTTTTAGTTGGAATTCCTAATTCAAGCGTTCTAATTTCTACTGTTAATGGGGCATTATTAGAATCTTTATTTGCAAAGAAAAGGTCAACTGCTGTTAAATATGCTCCATTAGAATCATCATAAATTGTATTTGTAGTTGTATTTTCAATATTTCCACCAACGGTAAATGATTGTGCTAAAGGATCTACAAATTGAAATGTGACTGTACTTGTCGTAATTGTACGCTGCCTTTCTTCCCATCTTCCACGAGATACATAAACGCATTCTCCAGAGGAAATTAATTTACTTCCCGAAAGTGGTGTCTCATTGCTGGAACTTGATGTTAATTTATAAATTTTAGATCCTGTATTTATTCTAACTGTTGGTACAGGTCTACTATTAGGATCTCTTAGGAAAAATGACCCTAAAAGATCTCCATAGTTGTCTGATATTAATCTTAAATCTTTTACATAAGCTACAGCTCCGCTAGTTTTGCCGACCAGTTTCATTCCACGAACTAAGTAACCGGAATATAATCCTTGAGTTTGTTGGCACAATGAATCAATATCTACATTTAAAATTTTTGATGAAGAACTGTATGATGATGAAATGTTTTCATCTCTATTATATGGATTAATATTGTAGACGTTAGATGGATTATTAAAAGGTCCTTCTTTGTGATTTGATTTTGCAACTCTAAATGTAATTAAATTTTGATTATTAAATGTTCCAATAACTTCTTCTCCAGTTTGAAATGCGCCCGAAGATCCATAGTTTTGCAAATTAGAATCACTGGATATTTCAATTAATTTTGGAATAAAGTCTACTTCACTAACACCATCTAAAAATTGATAGAATCTTGTCAGAGGTCTTAAATTAGATGCACTAAATCCAGTGTTTCTAGATCTCATAAAAATTTCATCACCATCAAAGACTTCTTCTTCTACTGTAGTTACTGTAGCACCTGTTAGTCTATTAACAACTCTTCTCAAACCAAATAACCAACCCCAAAAACCTCTTCTTCTTATTCTTCTTTGAGTAAATATAGGTTGTGCATTATTTTGATTAATCCATGCCTGTGCTCCTCCAGGAGTAACCCTAAGAACTGTGGATGAATTAACTTGAATATCATCAAGTTGAATTGTTCTTACCCAATTATCACTTTCTGGATTTAGTTTTATATAACCATTGTAACTAACCACATTAAATGGATTAACATTTTCCACTCTGGTTGCTAATGGTTGCTCAATCCATCCAATCGAGTCATATTTTAGGGTAATAACATCACCAGTTTTCTGAACATTTGGATCATATAAAGTAAAATCATCACTTAAATCTAAATTTTCATTTGTAATTACTTGCGATGGAACGGGAAGTAAATTAATACTATTCCTTCCTACCGGTGGAGTTAATTCTTCAGTATCAAAATCAATTTCCGTAGTAGTCAGCTGATTATTCATCAAATCATAATTTTTAAAATCATCAGCAAAAAATCCTGTCTTAAATCTATTAAATCCTTGTGCATCCTGAATTTGAAGAGTTTGAGTATTTAATTCCAATAAAGAAAGAGAAGTTACTCTTTCTAAATTTTTAACTCTATTCTCAATAAGACCAATATCTCTCATTGTATATCTTCTATTATCAACTAAAGATATAATTGCATCTCTAGGGTCATAAAGATAAGGAGGTAAAGTTATTGTGGCAAGTTCCATAACCTCGGTAGGTCTTACTGGAGGTGTAGGTGTTACTGATGGAACTCCTTGTGCAACAATAAAATTACCTAGTTTATTGAGGTATAATTTATCAATTCTTCCTAGATAAAATTCATAAGATACTAAAGAACTTTCATTTGGTGTTAAAATTAACTTTGGATCTGAACCGAAAGATCTTGAAGAAAAATCAAATGGTGAAGAAGAAAAACTAGTAATAGGTGATACTCTTGGTCTAAAATCTAATGTATCGGATGCTCTTATATTTTCAATTCCGATAAATGGAATATCAGATTCAAATCTCTCTGATTCATAGCTGTTAACTGTAAAAACATCTCCATTATCGTTACTTGGGACCATATAATAGTCAAAAATCACTAATAATTTACGTGCTGGGTCAGATTCACCTTTTTTTCTTACTAATCTAGAATAATCATAATATTGTTGCTTTTGACCTTTATCTAAAATAAATTTATTTGTAATATTTTTATATTTTCCTGGAATGAATGATGTTATGTTAGTGCTAATATTAGATTCATCAAAATAAACCGATTCTTCTACAAAAAACTTATTATCATTTAAATAGACAATTCCCAAAGTGTTTGCTGATGGTTTAGAAACAACTCTAGCAACTGCCTTACTTTCGTTACCAATAATATTTTCACCAATAATAGCATTAGTATCTACATTTACTCCAGAATTAAAAGTAACAGTATCTAGAATAGGCGATAAAATGTCTAAAGATTCATAAACTGCAATAATTTTAGCAACATCTGGATATAATAAACAAATTTCTTCATCTTGAACTCTTAGACCATAATATTGGTTATAAGTTAATCCATCATTAATTGAGGTATTGATTCCTACTCCTGACTGCGAATTTTTTGAAAAATCAATATTTATTATTTTACTACGATTCAGTTTTTTAATCTTATTCTGAATACCATTTTTTGTAAAAGTTGCATTAATTGAACTAATAGATTTATTTTGAATATTATTAAATGTTAACTCGTTATTAAATACAGATACTTTATCTGCAGTTAGCGCCTCAATACTTCCATCTTCATAATGAACCGAATATCTCTCTTCATCAAATGCTTCAAATTGTGCTATTGATGTGTTTATTCCTAAATTAAAATTGGATGGAGATACTACTAAAACTCCTCCAGAAGGAGTTAGTGTTCCTGTTGATTGTGCGCTAAAAACTAAATTAGAATTACTTAAGTTAGTTGCTGAAATATTTTGATTAGGAAGTTCTGCATATAAAAATCCTCTTTCTTGATTTCTAATTGTAGGGACTCCAAGAGAAAATGTTACAGTTGTTTCTGTCCCAGGTAATTCTCCATTACAAACTCCACTAACGTTCGGAACATCAATGACAGTTAGTGTAGTTTTATCCGCAGAAATTGCAGACACTCTATTATATGTTTCTGTGTTAAATCCTACTCGTTGATATCTAATGATTGAATTAGTTGTAATTCCACTAAAAACTTTTCCTGATCCTGTAGTTACTGTTCCACCATTAATTGTAATTGTATCTGTTGGAGAAAATCCAAAAGGAATTATTTTATTAAGTTGCGTATCTGCAACAAAAGCAGTTGAAAATCCCGAAGTAGCAGTTGACTGATATACTGATTTAATATCTTGGGTGGAATATACGACAATATTTTTAATTATTCTTTGGATCGATTCTGTACCATTGATTAAAATTGGTTCATTTAAAATAAAAGATCCGGAAGTTTGTCTTAAGAAAATTACATCTGAGTCAGATCCAGCTGCGGTTGCATATCCAGATGCTCCACTACTTTTACCTTTAATGAAAGAAGTTTCGGGTAATTCAGAACTTGATATACTTTTATTCAACTGAATTTGAATATAGGTTTGAATATCATAAAGATATAAATCCCAATTAGTAGAATTTCCGGCATAAGCAGCATCAGTTACTGAGAATGTATAAATTCTAGCATCTCCAATTTTAGTTCCAGATGGAGATGTTGTTGATGATGATCTATAATTATATAATTCTATTGATTCTTTTTGTTTTGGCGCTCCAGAAACATTATTGATTCTAATTAAATTTCCCATTTCAAAGGGAACATTAATATTTTCTCTAAGTTCAGTAGTTCTAGGTTTTGGTACGTCTACAATTTCTATCCCAGTTTTTTCAATATCATATCCTCTAACATAAGCTTTACCTGGTGAAAATTTAATGCACATCAAGTTGGAAGAAGGAGTATTCCCTTGATCAGTTTTTTCGTTACTAAAATATATTCCATCATTTCCTAATCTATCATTTAAAGAATTTTGTAAGGAAAATTCAAATGGATCTACAACATAATCTCCAGATTCATCATAAGTTCTTTGTGCCAAATAATCTTTAATTAGTGAGTAATTCGTCTTTACTTCTATTTTTTGAATATTTCCTTCACCAACTCTTAGTAATTCTACAAAATCAGTATCATTAGTGTCACTAGTAAGTTTTTTAGTTAAGATTAAGTTTATCTTAAATCTATCCGCACCCGGTGCAGCATAATTTGTAAACCCTTTGGCATTATCATACAAAGTAGGATCATCTTTAGATGTAATTATTTCTTCAGATACTCTAAGACCAACTCTATATGAAGGAGTATTAGTATAATAATCTAAAATAATTGTTTGCTTTTCAACTCTGACAAAAGTTCCTCTAATAAAATAAATACCTTCACTAATAGATGCAGATGATCCAATTGAAGTTGAATTTTCTGAAATAGTTGTGGAAAAAGGAATTCCAGATCCTATAGTTCCTACAATCTCACTTGAAAATAATTCTTCATTATCTTGAAATTCACTTACCTGAAAATCGGTATTTGAATTGAGATATTTAACATATATTGTTGGGTATTCAACTTCAGAATTTGGAAGTTGTACAAATTGAACTGTGGCAGTTACTCCCGATATTTGTCCAGTAATTTGTTTTCCAACAAAATTATTTAGATATGAACTTATATCAACTCCATATTGTTGTGGGTTTAATTTAACTGCATAAAATTGACTATCATAAAAAATACTTCCAGGAATTACTACAGATCCCTCTTTAAATATGTGGCTACCAAAAGACTCTATTTGATTTTGCAGTATTGATTGCAGAGTATTTAATTCTCTCGCTTGAATAGATCTTCCGGGATTAAATAATACTTTATAGTAGTTTTTATCCCTTGCTCCCAAATCTTCTTCAGCAAAATCATCAAAATATGGGTTTATGTTGAGGTTAGTTTTTTGAGCCATCTGTTAAAATTCCAGAATAATTTTAATATCTTCTTTTTGTCTAGAATTTCTAGAAATTGTTGATCTGTTATCAATATAAATTATGTCTCCAGACCTATTATTTATCTCAGGAACTGCAAGACCATCCACAAACTCCACACCTAAATCTATAAGTTTATTTGAAATAGTAGTAGTAATCCCAGAAAAATTCATTATATTTGCAGAAAATCCCCCAGAAGTTTTAGTAATCTGAGATGAACCTGCTGGTTCAAAATCTAATATTGAACTTGTTGATGCTGAGAAAAATGACGACATTCCAACAAAATCTTGGTGAGAAGAACCTCCCCCACCACCATAATATAAAGATCTATCTCTATAGTATTTTAGGACTTTTGTTTCACTATCATAAGAAACTACATATCCATAAGCAATTCCTAATCCACTTTCTACAGTTTGCTGTATTTTATCTCCAATAGAAACTGAACCAACAACATTTTCAAGTCTCATAGAGTATACGCCAGAAAATTCAGACTGAACATAAACTGTAGTACTAATTCCAGTTTCGTCATAAACATATGGATTTTTTATAATCCCAATTTGTGCAAATTGAGAATCTACTGGGAAGTCTTTAGTAGAATCATCAAAACGAACATATACTAAAACTTTATCTGCTCCTAATTCCTGATATACATCAAATCCGTGACCTTTTGATGGTGGAATAATAGGAATTAATTCGGCAAAAGTTCCTGGATTTACTTGCGATCCTAAATCTACTAAAGCATATGTATAATTTTTGCCTCCAGACGTTACTACTACATCTGAAATTGTGTTATCGGAATCAACAGTAACTGATACTGTTCCACCAGAACCATCTCCAACTAAATTACAAGATTTTGTTCCTGCTGCATATCCTAGTCCCTTGTTTTCAATATAAACTTTTTTAATTTGATTTTCATTTATACTAGAGTCGCCATTTTCTCTTATTGCTTGAATTTGAGAATCTGTAGATGTTTTCCAGTTGTTTGGAACTGTAATATAGTCGGTTGAATCAAATTTTATAACATCACTTGGTGACATTGTATAAAGATATTTCCAAGTATACCCATCATCTAATGTAACTGGTTCCAGATCCGTAAATGTTGGTTCTATTTGGGACGCATTACCTGTTCTCTTTTCTCCAGAGGAACTGTTACTGATGCAAATATAAACCCTATACTCTGAATTAATTACATAATAATTTGCATCATATAATCTTAATGCTCCAGTAGTTGGTGCAGAATTTATTCCACTATAATCAGGTCTATACATCTCATACGTTTGTCCCGAGACCCAATTTATTCTTCTGATTACTCTTCTGACATTAGCACTAGTTATTTTTTTACCAAATAACATTGTACTTTCATAATGATTTAAATAATCTGTATTATCTGTTGGATTTGGCGGGTTGGTATTCCATTCAGAATCTCTACCAAATCCTGAAGGTGGTGTACTTGCATTTGATAAACCAACAAATACATAGAATGAATTAGAAGAATCATCAATAGAATCTACAAAACTAGAAGCATTGAGTATTCTAAATTTATCAGTTACAATTGCAGACATTTGAATATCTTTTTTTTTATATTTATATTGAGATTGATACTAATTAAATATTTTCTGTAAGTGGTCCAATAGATTTAAATCCAAATCCCCTCCTTTGAATTGTTGGGAATGTTGTAAGACCAGAATTAATCGTAAATCCAGAAACACCTATTGAAATTGATTGCGATCCCCTAGAAAATCCGGAAAGTTTACCCCAAGAGAAATTACCAACCCCACCATTTATAGAAAGTCCAGTTGTAGCAATTCCTACAATTGATGCTCCGGAGTCAACGTTGCAAGTTATAACTCCAACAGCATCGTTAATTCCACTAACATAGTAAATATTATCTAAAAATGTTGTTCCAACTCCAACAACAGAAGTATTATTGTTGCCAATAGAAGTAACTCCATTTCCAACTTTTGTATTGAAAATATAAATTGGATAACCAGTAGAAATTCCAGAAGATGATATTAAAGGCAAATCTAACTTAAAGTTAATTGCTAGTGCTGTTCCTACTCCAACAGTTGTTCCAATTCCAATAATTGTTCCAACTGTACCCGCAATGTCAGTCAAATTAGTAATATTTTCATAAACTGGTTTAGGTGTAGGTATTAAAACTTGTGGTGGATTAGTACTTGTATATCCAGAACCAGGATTTGTTATTGAAACATCAGAAAGTGATCCATTTACTACGGAAATTGATGCAGTAGCAGGAGTTCCTGCTGTAACTGATAATGTTGTTCCAAATCCAACAATAGATGCTGGTGGATTAGAAATCTTCACTTCTACAAAAGAACCAGTGTATCCGCTACCAACATTATCAATTGTTAATGATTGGATAGTACCAGAAACAGAAACAACCGCAGTAACTGCTGCAGAAACAATATCTGGATTGCCAGATACAATTAAAGCATCAAAATCTATTTCAATTGGTGTAATACCTTCATAATTAAAGAGAGATATGGAGTCTACAAACAGTTCAGTATCATTTTCTCCAAAACTCTTAATAATTTTGGCAGTTGGGTAAACCTGAGATTCTATAGAATCTCTTGCTTTAGAAACAAAACTTCCATTAATAATTTTATCAACTTTTTGTTTTTCCCAACTAATAGGTTTATAGTTAATAGAATCTACTCCTTGATTAGCGTATAAATTTGTTTCTATAGTGTCTGATGAAACAATATCTGATACAAATCTGGGATCTTGACTAATTGTAGTTTTTGGAATAGGAGCATTATTTTTAAAGACCTGGACACTATCTCCTATCTTTATAGTTTCAACTGTGCGAACTTGAGAACTATCTTCAGAACTTCCTCTGTAGAAATAAACTGCTATATCGTCTTCTTCTTTTGGTGGTTCATTAAATGTAAATGAAGTTCCTCCTTCAAATTGATAGGATTGCCCTGGTGTTTGTAATATACCGTTAATAAAAATAATTAAAATAGCATCAAGATTAATTAATTGAGAATCTGGATCACTACCATCTCTTTCAAAACTTAGTAAACTGCCGTTGTAAAATAATGGAAATCTAACCCTAGAACCATTTTGATATTTTTTGATAGAATCAATATAATCTATTGTTCCAAATTGAATAGCTGAGAAAGAATCTGTAAATGTATCTAAAATTGTTATTTCAAATTCGGAAATAGGACTTGAAAGTCCATATGCAGTTACTAATCCAACTGGTTTAACAACATCTCCAGGTCTAAATCCATATCCACTCCTTATGATTGAAAAATCAGTAACTTCAAATAATGTTGATCCTATTCCAACAGTTGAAGATGCACCAACATTAATATCTACTAATAGTCCAACTCCAGATTCAGTTGTTGACCCCACACTTAATCTAGAAACACCAACCACTGGCAAATTGCTATAACTTGGTGAAGATACATTAATTGTGGGGTTAACGTATCCAGTACCTCCATCAATAATAGTAAAGGACAATGTTCCCCCAGCACCTACAGATGCACTAATAGTTGCTGCTAATCCAGTATGTCCAGGTTCTGACACTAAAACTGATACTGGAGTCCTATATCCAGATCCCCAATTTCCAGTATCAGAATCTCCAGGTGTTCCAATACCGATAGAGATAATCGATCCACCAACACCCACTGTAGCGGTCACAGAAGCGCCTACAAGAGGTGCGTATCCTAAACCTCCACTAGATCCTACAGATACAATTAAACCACCTCTTGGAAGTTGATTTAAATTAACATCAACATCAGATACTACTATAGATCCATTAGTCGATGTAATTCCAGAAAAAACAACACTAGATATTCCAGAAATTTGATCTTCCTGTATTATAAAATTATTATTTGGATTATTTTCGGTGGTTGGTGTTTGGTATATTCCATTAATAAAAACAAGACCATTTGATCCACTTGTCCCTAATCCAACAACATTACTTCCATTGACTGATAGTGAATAAGTCTGTCCTATTCCAGTAAATTTTTCAGAAATATTATCATAAACTTTATTTTCATCATAATTTTTTCTTAAAAATACTCTTCCAGAAAAATAATCTCTGGGACCTTCTAACCCATCAATATCAGAGAATAATCTATCCTCTAAACTTCCTCTAGGAGGAGTTGAGAAATAAATGTTACTTCCTTTAATATTAAACGATCCTCGATACACTGAAGCAATACCGGCATTAGAGTGATTTGTTGCCGATGATCCAACAAAACCTCTCTCAACGTTGACTAAAGGAAATGTCCCCGCAAAAGATATTGGACCAGAATAACTAGTTCCTAATCCAACATTAATAACTTTCATATATTCTTCATCAACTTTGAGAATATCTCCAATATTAATTGAAGATATGCCACTCAGTGCAAAAGTAGTTGCTGAAGTATCAATTGGACCACCATTATCAATAGTATAATTAAGTAATGCATATGTTATTGGTTCTTGAATTACATTACTGATAGATATAATACTTTTCTCATTCTTTTTAACCATTTCAAATTCATGAGCATTGCCAGAACCTAGAGAAGTGAAAGTAACTGCAATTCCAGAATTAACATATTCTTGTCTTGTTGCAATTTTAAATTTATCATTATTAATTTTAATAGCATATACTCTATCCGGCAAAATATCAGTTACGATTCCAACATAACTTAAAGTTGATCCTATACCAACGGGAACTACAGAAACTCCTTCAAAAGTTGTATTTGGAGTATAAATTAATTCTTCTCCAGTACTAAAGAAATGATTTGGAATTGTAAATTCTCCAGTTGTAGGATTTAACACTGTTGAATTTGATGGGTTAAAGGTTTTAGAAAAAATCGGCGTCCCTTCATAATTTAAATTAAAAACCACCTTATCAATTTCATCATCATTAACTGATAAAAACTTAGAAACTCCAACAGTTTCTAATATATTCGAATACTCTAAGTTTGGTGCAATATTAGTATAATCATTTTCTCTATAAAAACTTTCATTAAAGTTTAATATCTCAATATTGCTTCCTTCAAAATGAGAGTCTGGATAAAATTTCAATACAATTTCGGATGCATCTATTTCTCCACCAAAAGTTCCTATTCCAAGAGTACTTCCTATTGAAAGGAACGGATATTGCATTGTACTAACATTTGTACCATCAGAGATCAACATTACTTGATGTAATGCACTTGTTTGTCCAACACTAATTCTTACAGTAGATTTTACTGAAGCGTATGAATCTTTACTACGTGATAGAATAGTAGACGCCGTAGAAACAATTGTATATGAAGAATCAAATTTAACTGTATTCTCAAATTCATCAATTTGTCCAGATTGTTTAAATCTATATGTTTGAATGCCAACAGACGTTGTACTAAATCCGATATTTTTTGTTCTTATTGTTACCTCATTATTTGAAGTATTTGTATAATTAAGTGATATAATATCATTACTTATTGAAGAAGTAAATGTTCCTATAAAATTAGAACTTAAACCACTATCAGTATCAAAATAAAATTCTGCTATGTGAGTATCAATCCCATCGTGGTCAATGAATAATTCCACATAATTCATTTCTCCAGATACATTGTCAATTATATGAACAATAGAATGTAAAGACTCTAAAATAGAAGTTGGTTTTTGTATTAAAGTAGTAGTTAATCCTGAAGAAACTGTTTCGGTAACCCCTATTAAATCTACAAATCCAATTGCCGTAGATCCAATACCAGATGTAAAGTTGTTAAAAGTATTATACAAATATTTTATATTATAACTTGCCAGAAAAGAATCGTTTGGTTCAAATTGCAAATAATAATTTTCAGTATTTTCATCATAAAATCCAAGAAAACTACCAAAAAGATTTGTTTCATATCCACTTTCTGAAGATAGACCACTATTAATCGTACCTTTTTCAAAAGTAAACATCTCAGAGTCATTATTTAAAATAATTATTTCACTAAATTGATATTCTGTATTATTTTTATTACTTACTTGTATCAAGTAACGATTGAATTTTCTGGAAAAATTAATATTATCAATGTTTGTGGATGAATTTAATTCAACCTCCGATGTTGAAAAATTGCTACTAATGTCATCTATATTCAAAACTCTATTACTACTTACTTTAAAATAGTCTGTTAGTTTTTTATTTTTTAATTTTAAAAATTTTGATCTTCCAGAAAAAACTTCAGTATCTATTGCGAAATCAAAATTATTAATCGTATCTACTCTCAAATCTTCACTAAGACTGAGAATAGAGTCAAAAAATTGCTCAGAATTTACTGAAATCGAATTTAAATTTATATTATTAATAACTTCAGTATCTGCAAAGTTTTTTAAACCTGATGGATGGAGTATATTATTAACAGGGCTTACAATATCTTCCCATTCTTTAGTACTTTTTACTGAATATGAAAGATTTTGATAATAGTCATTATCTGCAATTACTTGATTATCTTCATTAAGTTTTCCAATATCATCATACCACCCAACTCTAGTTACATTTCCATAACTAATATTAAATTGTCCAGAAGATTCTTCTATCTTATTAATAGTGGCTATAGTACCAGATTGAGATCCTTTGATAGTATCACCAACTTGCAAATTATATAATCCAGAAATTTTAATGTAGTTTTCATTTGATTCTACAATAGTTAAGTCTTCTAAAATAAACGTATTTTGAGTTTTAACTAGTAAAGTTTCTCCAATAGTAAAAGTTGTAAAATCTTGAATAATTTTAAATTGTGGATAATTAGAAAAATTAATTACGTTTCCAAAATTATTTTCAAAAGATTTAGGTGTGCCTGCATTTGTAGTTAGTCCTGAAATATCATATCTTAAAATTGCAGATGGAACTGAGGTTGAAGGAGTATAACTATCAACTGTAAAGAATTGATATCCATAGTCTTCTGAATTAAATCCCGTACCTTCTTCACCTTCTTTTTGTATTCCTTCAACAAAAATTTTATCGTCAGTGGCAAAAGGTTCTATTGAAAATCCAGATGACGGCGTTAGTAAATAACAAGTGACAATTCCAGAAGAGGAATATTCTACAGTTTTAATCCCTACACCGTTAGTATTATTAATAGATCTTAAGGTAATAACTGATTCGGGAAGTCCTTTTGGAGGAACTTCAACTACAACAGATTCAATTGTGTTAGATGCAGATGATAAATTAACCTTCAATACTCCAGAATCTATTTTTTCTCCAGTAGAAGTATCAACAATTACTAAATCTGGAGTAGAAAGATAATTCCTTCCACCATAAAGTACCTGAACAGAACTGATTGTGTTTGAATTTTCAATGTATGCAGTCTTAGACACAGAAGATTCTGGTCTCAAAGTTTTGTCAGATGAATATTCAAATCCTTCATTTACAATTCTAACTTCATTAATTTTTCCAATTGATTTGGAGTTTGGTGTAATGTAAGCACCGCTACCAGAAACAGAATCTACCGTATCAAAAATAGGTAATTTTTTATAATTAAATCCCGGAGAAAGTATTCTTACTTTTTCTATCCCGCCTGAAGCAGAGGTAGAAGAAGTTGTATATTTTAAAATATCACATTCTTCCAGAGAATAAGAATCTTTTTCTGGAATATCTGTTAGACAAATATTAAAGGTTGTTGATCCGACGCCAAAAACTTCGTAAGAATTTTGATATAAACTATCACTATAAACTATTTTTGAATATTCTTTAACATCTTTATCAATTGGGGAAATAATTCCAGATTTTTCTAACCCATAAAAAAGAATCGATGGTATGTTATTACTATAATTTATTGTTACCGTAGCATTTGTAGATAAACCAACTGTTCCAACTCCACTGACTGTAAATGAATTGGTTGTCCCTATAGAAACAAACTCATCATAAAATTCATTGTCGTAAAATATTTTAAAATTATATCCAAATAAAGAAGAATCACTCACATCAAAAACTACATTATTGTTTTTTATAGCTAGTATAGGTGGATTAACTAGAGAAATTGTTTGCGATGACCCACCAGAACTATTGAACGTTATTGTATTGGGAGGGTCTCTTCTTGCAGCATCAATATAAGTTTCTGATAATTTAATTTTATTGCTATCTACTTTATAAACATAATAAAAACCTGTCGTCAATCCGGATATAACTGTATCAGCGGAATACTTTACTTTATCACCTGTTTTTAATTTATGAGAATTGATAGTTATTACACTTGTAGAAGTGTCAACTCCAACTGAAGTAAAGTTGATTGGATTTACTAAAACATTGTTAGTGGTTGGTTCTCTTAAAATCTTAACAGAAATTGATGTTCCTATACCTACTGACAATTGAGGAGAAACAAATAAAGATATATTATCTCCATTAGAAAGATTATGATCTGTTGATATTGATACAGTTGTAATAATTTTGTTAACATCACCTTTTATTTGAGTAAAATTAGATTCTAAAGAATATTCATTATCGTAAGAACCTTGAATAAAAGATGTAAAGAATAATCCATTTGTTGATGTTGTTAATCCTATTTGAGTTACAATTCCAATATGATCAGTTGATTTTTTAATAATATAAACAATTTGATTACTTCCAGTTGACGGAAGATCAAATGTTGGTCCTCCAGAAGTATCACTTACAACAAAATTGCTTCCCCCACTAGAAGGTTTTCTCAAAGTAACTGCTTGATTTGTTCTAAATGGATGATTTGGCAAATATATTGATTGTGTTGGTATTAATACAGTGTTGTTTGTTTGAACTCCTACGTTGTATGATACTTCTACATCTGTACCTGAAGTAGTTCCTATCCCAATTGAATATGATGGGTTAAAATATACTAGATCATTTACCTTAGAATCAAAATAATCAGTAGATTTGTCGATTGTAAAAGAATCCGAAACAAAATAAACTGGAGTAGTTGCAGTTTGAATAGCTATTGATTCATTACTAATTGCTCTAATTATATTTTGTCTGTTAAAAATATTGAGAATAGATAGTGTACTTGAACCTATTTGTATACTACTGCCAACAGAAATGTTTTTTGGAATATCAGACACATATACATCTGTTACTATACCGCTAGATAAAGATGGAATATCCTTTAAAAGAGATGTAGTAAAAGATGTTACTCCAATTTGGTTAATTCCATTTAAATAACTTAAAGATCTTGAAAATCCAGAAACACTTACATAATCCAAATTATTTAAATTATGTGAAGGAGATATTTTTACTTTTATTTGATTTCCATTATCCCATTCAAAAACAACATCACTGTATTCTAAAGTTGTATTTTCTAAGTTTACAATTTCTTTTCCCTCAAGTTCAGATACTTTAGCGATTAATCCACCACCACCTGTTTCAGTTTCATCAAATATTAAGGTATCTCCAACTTTATAGTTATCCCCAGAACTAATAATATTAAAATTCTCAATTGATCCAGAAGTAACAGATTCAACAACACAAAATTGATTTATTACTTCATTGGATTCAATAATAAAATCGTTACTAGCGTTTTTGTCACTAAGTTTATAAGGAAATGTATTTCTAATTAAAGACGAATTATTAAAATTATATGTTTGGTCTAAAAATTTATTGTCTTCTATAAATTTTGATCTATATCTATTTCCAACAAAGTAAGGAAACTTTCCTACTGTTTCTCCATCATCATTTTCCTCAGTCGTTGCGAAATAAGCATAAACTCCTTGAGGAAAATCTTTTGTTATGCAAAATCTACCATTATATTCATCAAGATCTCCAGAATTTGTAAATTTGTAATCCTGTACAAAAAACCCGGGACTAAATCCAACTGGCCTATCTTCTATATTAGATATGTTCAATGAATAACCAGGTTCTAATCTTTTTACGTTAGTACTAATTCCCGGATTTGAATATCCATATGAACCATAAATTGGACTTCCATCATAAGCCCATCCAATAATTGGAGAATGCTTGTCAGTATTGTTATCATTAAATTCATCTTTGGTTTTTTGAAAATGTCCACATATTCCATATTGTAAATTATTATATGACGATTTTAAAATTTCATTTGTTTTTACCCTTAAAGAACTTGTATCACTTATTGTTCCATATAAAAAGTTATCATTAACTGTAAGAGATCTTACCTGACAATCAAATACTGCATTTTTACCTGAAGGGACAACTTCTATTCTAGTGTCGTTAGTTGAGTATCCAACTCCAGTATTTACAACTACGATATCGGTTAGTTTATTATTAATTACAACTGGTTTTAAGATAGCTCCTTTACCATTTCCAGATAAATCTACTACATTAATATCTGGGTTAGAATAATATTCCGATCCACCAAATTGAACAGCAACATCTACTATTTTTCCACCAATAATAACTGGTTTACATTGAGCATCTTTGCCATTTTTTACAGAAATTATGGGTTTTTTATGATAATTTAAAATATTTGATCCATAACCAGTTCCTTTTTCATAAACATAAATTTTAGTTATTTCTCCTTTTACGACAGGAGTACACTCAATAGTCCCACTATATTGATCGGTGCTTAATCCGATTGAACTATATTCTACTTTAATACTTATTTCTGGATCACTAAAAATATGGTATCCACTACCAACAGTTGTTCCGAGTCCAACATTTAATCTTCTTTCATAATTTGTTAGTATAGTTCCACCAATTCCAGCATTTGCAAGTTTAAAAGAATTATCATCTATTTTTAAAATATAATATTGATTTTCGGTCGTTAGTCCTACTAATGGATTCTCGGTATTAGAATATTTAATTTTTTCTCCATCATTAAATCCGTGATCGGGGAAAGAAATTATATTGTTTGACGTAGAAATTCCACTTGGCAAAACCCTAAGTTTTCTATTTTTATATCCGCTTCCACTATTAAGAACTTTAATCTCACCTAAAGTACGTCTAACATCAGTAACAAATTTCTGAATTCCTGAAGCATCACTATTAGTAAACCCTATTGTGTTTATTCCAGATCTGTAATCCGCAATAGAAGGATAAAGACGAATTGTAAAATTATTTACATACTTTGCATAATAAGTTGTCTCATCTGCTAATGTTCCTGTGCTAACGGTGTTTGATCCTAAATAAGTTCCAATTCCAACTTTTATATTATTAAGAGAACGATATGTAATTTCTTGTCCATCAATTAAATTATGTTCTGTTAAAAATGTTATTGTTTCTGTAGTAACATTAACTCCCCCACCAGAAGTAGACAAACGAGCATCAAAATCTATTTCTCTTCTTTTTCTTTCCATAACAGGTTGAAAAACTGCACCAGATCCATTACCGCCAGTAAGGGCAATAGAAACAATTACATCAGTGTCAAAATTTTGTGGGGTGACATAAATCTTCTCTACAGATCCACTAATACAAGGTTGAAGTAATGCACTTCCACTAGAAAGAGTTAATACTGGTGGATTTATGACATCATAATTTTTACCTCCATTTAAAACATTGACTTTTTCCAATGGACCATAATAAATTTTATTAATTGTTTTATAATTAAAAATTTCAACACCATTAACTAATATTCCTACAGCACCTGGAGGAGTTTCATCAGACTTTCCATCTCCAATATTAACGTTTAATGGAAATTTTCTAAGTATTTTTTGTGGTGATACTACACCTTCTTTTTGAGAATTTAAAGTAAAATTATGAACTCCTCCAGTTAAATCACCAAAAGTTAAGTAATTTGTTGTACCTACTACAGATTTAGAAGGATACAATCTGATTTCAAAATTTTCTGATAAAACTTCAACATAGTAAATACCTTCCACCAAACCAGAGATTGGAGTATTTGAAGGTTTATAGTATACTTCATTCCCAGTGAAAAATGAAACCTTGCTGGAAAAAGTAATTTTTGAATATAAATTTGTTTCTGTGTTTAAATCACTAACTCCAAAAGCATTATATGAAAATAAAGACTTTGTTATCTGGTAAGATGGTAATGAATTTGATGCAACATACATATAAGCGTCTTTGCTATCATCATAAACATTTTGAATGTCACTTGTAATTGGTTCAACTTCAAAAGGAACTAACGTTGAATTTGCATTTTTGATTTTTCTTCTAATATCATATCTAGACCCAGAAGAAAGTATTAAACTAGAATTAGTCGTAATTTCATATAATCCATCACTATTAATAGAAATAGAATTTATTCTTAGATTACTTTGAACAACTGTCAAAGTATTTCTAAATAATATTTCTATAAAATCTCCTACCTTTAAACTTGAAGAATCAACAACACTTTTTAATGTGATTTGAGAAGTAGAGACATTAGGAACAAAATTATCAATTATTTCATATCTTGAACTTGTGTTATAAATCCAACTATTTGAAAAAATTTCCTTATAAGATTTATTTGTATCTGGATTTTGAATAATTTTTCCAATATTTTTTATACCTATTTTTTCTCCCACAGAAATTGTGGAATTAGATGTGATCGAATTATATCCAGATAAAACACCGGTTAATCTCAATACAACTTTTTTCGTTTTATCGCCATTTTCATAACCAAAATAAGTATCTTCTGAAAAAATTGTAGATGCGGTATCAATAGGAGAAATTACGCCACTACAACCAAAAAATTGATTGATACTTTTATTTGTATATTTAATAACATTATTTCCAGAATATATTGTTCCTGTTTCTGGAAATCCTATAGTAGAATCTACTGTAATTACAGAACTTCCAATACTAACTGTTTCAATATTTTTTGTGCTACCAGTAATTTTAAATTCACCTGTTATTGGTGTAGGTGGATCATCGTACCCAATAAAAAGTAAAAGTTTATAATATGTTTTATTTTTTCTTCTGATTATTTCTACTTCAGATACAGATGCTGTAGTATTTGAATCAGTAGTTCTTGTAATCGTCTGCCCTTCTAAATTAGTAGGATTTCCTGATACTGCATCACATAAAATAATTAATCTTCTTATATAATTTGCTGAAGATGGTTTAATAAGATAATTTTCAAGATTAATTATTTTTGGCGTCTCTCCAAATAAAATGTTAAAAAGAATTCTAAAAGACTCTTCAGTTCCTTTTGTCTGATAAAGAGTTCTTGCTTCCTTTATAAAATTACCTACATTTAAATTAGAAACAAAATTTGTGCTCTCTAAATCTGGAGTTAAAGTATATTTTATTTTTTTGTAAAATTCTTGCAAAAATAAAGAACTTAAGTTCTCTACCTTTGATAATGCGTCGTGAGTTGAAGAATCTGAAGTTGAAAATACTAATTCTTCGAAATTTAAATCTTGATGATAGTTAGTTATACCACTAAATCCACGAATACACCCAGTAAATGTATTTGTAGTTATTCCAGTATAAGTAATAATTTCATCATCAATCTTCAATAATCCATATTTTTGTGGAAATCCTTTCGTACTATCAACTTGAATTGTAGTACTATTAGATAAGATTCCTGTAGAAAGAGATGTAAATCCAACAATTACTTCTGGAGTTAAATTATCAACTTTTAAATATTGATCAAGATTATCAGTAATATCAATAGGACCTCCTTGATATTCCTGAGAAATGTAATATTGTTTAAAGAAGTCCACAAATTTTGGACTTTCATCTAAAATAAATTCTGGAAGTTGATTGTCAATTATTTGTTGTACTTTTACTCTGGATTCAAATCCCGTTTGTATCATATCACAACCTCTTTAGTTCCCCATTTGAATAGCTTGATCTGTAATAATTGCTTGTAGAAAAAACCACTCCAGAAATGTCATCACCAGAAGCAATAACATCCTTTACCATATTTATTGAACTTTTTTCAATATTGAATGATAAGTATAAATCTTTTAATCCAATAATATCATTTGACTCTGGAAAAGCCTGAATTTCAATAATATCTTGTGGTAAAGATGTTGAGATTATATTTAATGGATTTATGATTATCTCACCATTTGTATAATTTACGGTTCCTGCAGATTGAGCTACCACTGATATTTGTGTAGTCATTTGTCCATTTCTTTCTTCTAAAACTGGCACCTCTCTTACAATAGAGATTATACCAGTTCCCGTCAATGAACCATCTGGATTTTTATTTGGAATATCTGTAAAAAATACAGTATCAGATATTCCAAAAATATTAAATCCAGTTGATTTTATATTTTTTCCATCGGGATTTATATGAAACTGATTTCCATAACAAATTTCATATTGAGTTGTAGTATTAATTTTTGCTTTTAAATCTCTTCTAATAATAACTTTTGTAATATTTGAAGTAATTGCAGTATCTGTGTTATCAATTACTTGAAGAACTTTACTATACTTAAATCTACCTCCAAATACATTTAAATCTGACGAATTTGAATAACTTGTTAATGATTTAATTACGTTTGTTCTTAAATCCCCAACATTTCCGACTAGAGAATAATTATAATAAACTGAAGAGTCAATTTCAACATAAAGAATTTTTAAATCTATAATTTCAGGTATGATTCCTGTAACAGAATATTTTTGAAGATTATTTTTTATTTGTTGTTTATTAAAATCTGAAACAAAAGATCCATCTTTTGGTTTTATACTAATAAAAACTTTTCCATATTGTGGAGGATCAAGTTCTTCTCCACCAACTACAGAAATTGATTCTGTATCTGGATAAAGTTCTGTTTTAATAATTGCCTCATAGTCTTTCGAGGTTACTGCTCTATATTGTGAGGAATAAAGTCTAGGTGCATATTTTTTAATTGAATCAATCGTTTCAATATCAGAACCATTTTGAGCATTTTGTATTGTGGTTATAGTTATTCCCCCTTCAGGTACTTCAGTATTCTCATTCTGATTTTTAAAAGTTCCTGCAAAAGTAAATGAACTTGCGCCATTACCTTCTTTTCCATCAGTAATAATATAAGTTACTGTAATAACTGCCCCATTTTCAAGTTTTTTTCCAAAAATACCATCACCAAAAAGTAACTCATATTTCTCATCTTTTACTTCTTGTAGTAGATAAATGTCTGAGGTTGCATCAATTTTAAAAATATTATCAACTACATTATAAAGTTTTCCTATTCCAGTATCACTT